GGTCTACCTACAATATTATTTAAATCATATTTTTTTCCGGTTCTGCCTTGGCCACCCTCTATAATTGTTTTACCTACAAATTGTCCCATTATTTTCCTCCTTTATCATAAAATGATTGTACAAACTGATTACCATTATTAGAAACTTTACCACCATATAACTGATAAGCCATGCCTCCACCTTTTCTTTTCATAACCTTACCACCTTGTTTTTTAAATCCCATGTTATTTCTTACTCCTGTAGGTAGCTTGCTTAAACCTATACCTTTATTACCTGTAGGTACATCTTTTAAATTTTTCATATTATTGCCTCTTGTTACTTGTAAGTTTATATTACTTCTATTAATACTCATTAGTCTGAACCTTTAACTACTGGTGTTGGGCCACCTAATTGATTAGATGGTGTTTCCATATCATCTCTTCTAGTTCTTCTAGCTTGATTTCTTAATCCACTAATTGAGCTTTGATATTTTTGTTCCATAACAGCAACTAAAGAAAAGTTTTTCATAAATACCATAGACTCTACCATACATGCGTCAAATAAAGCATTATAACAAAAGTCACTAAAGTAATTTGATGTGGTAGCACTTGTTCCTGTAGCACTAGATAATGCTAAAGGTCTTTTTGTAACTTGTATCTCACCAGTTAATGCTGAAGCTGGTGTAGGTACTACATAAATTTCTGTGTTATTTTTTCTTGAATAGTATCTTGGTGTTCCTGTTGATGCACTTGCATGAGGAAAATAATCTATTGCATATTCATAAGGTCTTTGTAATAATGTAGTTATATTAGATGAAACACTTGTTTTATAATTTACATTTCTAACTACTAATGTTCCACTTGGTACAGTTACTATAGGGTCTCCTGCTGTAAATGTAAATGTAGAATAATTATCTAAACCAGAATCATCTAGTTCTTTCATTAATCTACTTTCAGCTCTTTCTACAATATTAGATATTTGTGATTCATATTCATTAGAATCATTCTCTGTAGTATTTATTAAATCTGTTTTTAAAAATGAATACGAAGGCATGTATTATCCTACTATTAAAGTTATACCACCATTAGCACCAGGTGTAGAAACACTAACTGTTCCTCTACATCTAATACCAAGTTCTCCTATATAAATATCTGCTTGCCCACTTGCCGGAACTTGAAACTTAATCTTACTTCCTTTAGAGTCTTCAATATCAATAGTACCATTAACAGTTGAGTATGCATGTATTGCTAAAATACGTGTGTCACCTTGTGTAGTAACAGCTACTCCAGTTCCTTGTATAAATTTTGACGTAATATTTGTTGTCATTTTAATTCCTTAATGTTAGTATAGGAAGGCAGAGTAACTCATACCTTCCCATAATTTACTATTAGACTCCTGGGTTTCCGATATACCCTCGCCAATCAGACACACCAAAAGAATATCTTTCTCTTGCTTTAAATCTAATGTTTCCGGTATCGAAATCAGGTTCCATTTTGGTTTGTAAAGGTGTTCTATTGAACATCTTATTACCATTAGGAACATCAGTTTTTATGAAATACGCATCTGGGTCATTGAATCTTCTGTTTACAAAGAAACCATTAGGAACAAGTCCCATGTTTTGTAAACTGTTGATGTCATTGTCTGCACTTCCAGTTGTACCTGGAGTGTTTAAAATTACATCAGCAACGAAGATTAATTCGTTAGGTACGTGTAATGATACTGTGCCTGCTCCAATCAAAATACCTCTATCATCTTTAAGTTGTTGTACTTGTATTAAAGATGTTTCAAGTGTAGTTTGAGATAAGTCAGCATTAGTGCCATTATTTGCATAATTGCTTTGATTCCCACCAACGACTGTTGGATGTGCTGTACTAATAAACGCTTGACCATCACCGATAGCTGAAGCACCGGCAGTAAAAGCATTATTGAAAACTGAAGCAGCTTTCTGTTGCTTTGTATTTGCCATTGCTCTAGCTAAACCTTTTGCTCTTAATTTTGAAAAAGTGTCATAGAGGTTATCCTCCATTGCTTCTTCAGTAATAGCAAAAGCTAATGCGATAGTTTCATTGTTATATCTTGCGACATAACTTTCACTTGCGTTATCAAAAGTTACAGCAGCACCTTCAAGTTTAGTTGGTGCAGTTCCAAATCCTGTGAAAAGAACTTCCTCTTCAAAAGACCTGTCTGAGTTCTCTATATCATATAGAGGCTCATGTTCGTTGTTTACTTCTCCATACTCCTGTCCAAAGACTGCATTCAATCCAGGAAGAAGCTCTTTACTAATAGCAGCTCTATTTATAGCCATTTTATATTATCCTTTCCTAGTTATTATACAGATGTTGAAACTTGAGCTTTCACAAAATTACTTCTGTGTCCACTTAAATAAACTTCAACGATTGGGAATTGGTCAGTATCAGTTACATTACCATTGACAGAATCGCCATCTAAGTCTTTTCTACCAACAACTCTTGCATGTGCACCTATTTCAACAGCAACTCCAACTGGAGCTCCTACCAATCTATAATTAGATTGTCCTGTAAGTGTGCTACCAGCAGCAGCTCCACTAACAGTTGCTGTATAGCTATTCACTATACCAATCTCACCATCTGATAAGGTAGCATCTGCTTGTACAAAATAAGTTTGTGCAGGGTCTGTAATGACATGAAGTTTAACATCAGTAACACATGTTCCACCAGGGAAAAATCTAGAAAATTTGGGTTCTCCATTTTCTACATATTGACATCCTTGGAAAACACCAGAAGGCTTCAATGATGTTGAAGCTAAAGGTGTTATAGTTCCAGCAGCATCAATAACAATCAAATCTCCAGCAAATATACTATTTGGAAGAAGTGATACGATACCGATAGCTGAATTAGAAACAGGTTGTACTATTTGTCCATAACCTTCACTGTTAGGCTGACCATCTCTTTTTCGAGCAGGAAGAAATCCAAATGGATTAAAAGTTGTAGCCATTATAATTCTCCTTAATTAAAAAAAAGTTGATTAAAAATTAATCCTGAAACGTAGGTCGTCTTCCCTTTGTAACAGAACTTTTACTTGTATTACTTATAGGTGCCTGTGAATTTGATTGACTCATTAATTGTTGATTAACAGCATCCATCATTTGATTAGACTTCTTTAAGTAATGGGCTTTTTTCGCTTCTAGTTTAAACGTAGGTATTTTACCTAACGCTAAGTCTCCACGACAGACTACACCAGTATAGCGACCTTCCTTCCTTACGATAGAAGTTGCTCCCATTTCAGGTACCTCTTCCGGAGTCACAAATTCCCAGCCTTGTTGTTGTTTCTTACCGATATTTTGATAATCTTCTTTATCTTTTAAATCGATACGAAGCCAGCCCAAGGTCATGCCTGAATTTTTAAACTTCTCTTCAACTACATCAGGGATGTTAGTTACAGATGGTTCTTCAAATACATAATCTTTTTGTGCTCTTTCATTAGCTTCTCTAGTTTGAGAACTACGTATATTATTTCGTGTCATTATTTACCTCCACGTTGCGTATTAATTGTTGTATAGTCACCTTCAGACTTAGTTACCTTCATCTTTTCAGCAGCATACTGTTCAAGTGGTATTCCCCATTTACTAGCAAGTCGAACATCTTCTTGAGATAATTTAACTTTCTTTGGGTTAGGAGAGGAACGTGACCCTCCTGCAACTACTTGAGATGGTGTTGACGAACCATCATTGCGTTCTATTTGTGCTGACTTATTCTCAAATTTATTGGGAAAAGCTGCACGAATTCTATTATCAATTTCTGAATAAAAATCTTCATCCGTAGGATTATAACCTTCATTCTTTAATTCAGCATCTATTGCTAAAGCTGAAGCAGTCATGATATTATCTTTACCAAACCATTCATTATTAGATTGCCAATCTACAGCTCTTGGGTCTGCTTGAACTGGTTGTTGCACTGGTTGTTGTGCAGGCTGTGTTCTTTCTTTTGGTTGTTCAGTAAATTTACTTTTTGTTATTGCTACATTTTTTAAATCAGTTTGTGCTTCATTTAAAGATTCTTGTGCTTTTAATAATTTATTTTTATCTTGTGCCTCAAAGGCATCAGCATAAGCAGTTCTTGCTAACTCTAATTTATCTTTTAATTGTTTTTCAGTAGCATCTAAGTTTAATTTACTTACTTGATGAAACTCATTTTCTTTAGTCGTATAAGAATTTTTTAACTTTTCGTTTTGATGAATGAGTTGATTAATTTGTTCATCTCGTTCTTTTCTTTGACGTATTAATTGTCTAATTCTTTTTTCTGCACCTTTTGTTTCAATACCTTCTAATTCTTTAGGCTCTTCTTTTGGTATTGGTGCTTCTTGTTTAGGCTCTTCTTTTATTACTGGTTCAGGTTTTACTTCAACCTTTTCTTTTTCTTCAATTTCAAATTCTACTTTCGGCTCTTCTTTTGTTTGAGAAGTATTTACTTCACTCCAGTTGTCTTCCATGTTATCCTCCGTTGTGCACGAAACAAACGTATTACGTGCTTATTATTATTATACCACATTTTACAAGAAAATGCAACTACTATTTACATATTTGTTAAATTAAATGTTGGGTCAAGATGTGTTGGGTCTTCAACCTTCATTATTATCTGGTCATCAAATAATAATAATAGTTTAATTCCTTTATAAAATAACTTTTGTCCGGCATGTTTACCATAACAAATATAGTCATCTTCTTTACACCAGGCACCATTTGGAAACTTTTCTTTATCTTTGTAAGCTAAGTTACCTATCTTTAATACTCTACCAACTGTTGTTAAATAAGATATATCATCTTTAACACTTCCTGGTAATATAATACCACCTTTAGTTTTTTCTTTAATACTTATTGGTCTAACTAAAACGTGATACCCTGGCAATCCTGGCAAAACATCTGGGTCTAATGTATCGTCATTAGATATCCAAGAACTGTTTTGCATTGCTTTTCCTAAAGCTACTTGTTGCATTAATCATCCTCCATTCTTCTTTTTATTATATGTTTTAAATTATTTTTACACCATTCTATACTTGTGATAGAACCAACTATTTGTCTATAATGAGGATAATCAGAAGCTGAACCATTACCTAATGTTTCTTGTAACTTCTTAATTTCCTCATTATAGACTTTTAATACTTCGTCAAATATTTCCATACATTAAGCTGCAAAAGCAAATGCACCAGTTAACAATGTTGGTGCTCCACCCATTTCAGCAGCAATATCCCATGTACCTGTTTCATAACAAATAAATGCAATCTTACTACCAATAGTAAATAGATTTGTAGCTGCGTTTGCAGGTGTGAAAACTAATTGAGTTTCACCTGCTGCAGAAATATCAAATGTTACTTCGTTGGTTGCTCTTGATTCAATAACAGAACCAGTTTTCCAAACATCATCACCTGCTGCATTAAAAGTTAAAGTATTAGTTCCACCTGCTGTTTCTTTTGATTGAACATATACACAAACTGAACCTTCTACTGCTGCAGGTAAAGTTGCTGCTGCTGCTGCAGCTCCTGTGTAATTTACTACATTTAACTTCATATCAGTTAAAGTAATTCCTGCACCAGTTGCTAAATCATTAAGTGCTAAACCAGTTAAGTCAGGCATACCTGAACTCATTCTAGTTGTTTCAACATCTGAACTTGAATCTCTAGTTGCAATTTGAAAACCTCTTGTAGACCTGACTGGTCCTTTAAAAGTTGTATTCGCCATTTTCTTCTCCTTTGTTACTCTACTGTCTTGGCAAGTCTGCTAGGTCAGTCAGTAGAAATTTATAAATCCTAGAAATTATTTATTTGATTTCTCAATAAAATTTAATACGTCTTTATCTTCTTTTTGTTCTACTTCTACTTGTTTCTTTGCAGAATCAAATAATAACTTTTGTTGTTCTAATTGTAATTTTTCTTCCTCTATAGATAATTTAGTCATTATATCTAATTGTTTCAAGGCCTCTCTGCTAGTTCTATC